TTGCATAATAATCAACCTGAACTTTCTTAATAAGACCCTCAGAACTATCGGCAACAGGACCAAACATGTAAGTTTTGGCAGTAAATCTAAGAGTATAAATCAGTGCTCTTCTTGTAGAAAAATCTCCTTCATAATCATCTTGAAATGAAATACTATCCAAAACAATAGGAACGTCTCTTTTTTCTCCAATAGAACTAATCAAGTCTATCGTAACATTAAATGATGGTTGAAAATATGGTAGAATCTGCTCTACAATTTGAAGAGCATCATCATTTAATTTTGATAATATATTGAGTTCAAAATTAATATTATAAGGAACTGGCATGAAAACTTTTTTCACGGCAGAGGTATTTTTATCAACTGCCTTAAAAGTTTGTGTAATTCCGGTTTTTCTTGTAGAATCATATTGAATGCCATTCATTTCAAAAGACATTCTTGGAAGAGTAATTTGAACAGGTTTGTTCAAATCCCCCTGCTGTTCAATTCTTGCTAAGAACTTTTGAGATGGTCCGTATGCTAAAGGAACTTTTAGTTCGTTATAAAGATTTCCGTCTCCATCATCATGACGAATATAAATTTGATTAAACAATGTGCCAAAGGCAACAATTGTTTTTCTCATTATTTCATGATAGTAATAAGTCCCTAACATTAATATGTACCAAATGGATTAGTTTCTGTAAAGTCTAGTAAGGTGTCTGCAAATGTTTCTATTTCATCACCTTTATCGTATTTATCAGTAACATCCTCGGACTTGATTGAACTTAGTTTATAGGATGCCGAGGAAGCAGATCCAACAACTGTATCACCACGACCAAAAGTACCATTTGTTGCACCAAGATTCAGCGTATTTGTAGATCCATCCCAAGATTTAACTCTTCCAGTAGCACCTGAAGGTGAACCTGTAACAACCTCATTAAATTGGAAAGTTCCAATTCCAGATGTTGGAGAAGAAATTGTAATTGATGGTGCTACTGTATATCCAATGCCAGGATCCGTAATGTATATTGCACTTACAGTGTTTGCCGTAGAAACAACCACTCTAGCTGTGGCAGTATCTCCAGAACCTACTGGTGCTGGTATGGTTACCGTAGGAGCACTGGTATATCCTGATCCATTATCAGTAATTGTATATTTTCTGATACCTTTTAGTGATGTTTCTATATTACAAGTTGCACTTGCACCAACACCACCACCGCCAGATATCGTAATAGTCGGAGCTTCTGTATATCCAACACCCGCATTTGTTAATAAAATTTCTTTTACCGAATATACATTATTTCTAACAGTTGTAATTGCCACTGCAGTGGCATTTGCATCTACACTTCCTTCTGGAGATGGTGTGAATGATACTGTTGGAGTGCTAGTATAACCATATCCATCATCATTTAGAGTTATGGATCTAACATAACCGGTAGATATTTGTGTTGTGGCAGTTGCCGTAGAAGATGTTCCGACAAGAATTAAAGAGGTAATAAATCCAGTATCAACAAGAAGATCATCTATCTCTTCAGAACCTGTACTGAGATTTTCAAAAGTATTCATAGAATCTTCATATTCAAAGAGTTCACACTTCAGTTGATAAACATAATTTTTTCCTAATTGGTAAAATGGTTGCTCATGTTCAACAAATTTAACTTCAAATAATCTTTTACCTAATGGGAAATATACTAAATCTCCTTCTCTGGGACGAGTCGTAACAAAATCATCATCAGGTTGATTAAATGTTCCTAAATGAGGATTATATGTTGGAGGAGCACCAGACACAAATGTAGCAATAAAATCTTCGTACCTTTCTTTTGAAATTGTTAATGTCAATTCATCCTTTAAACTCATTCCAAATTTTGTCATAATATCTCCGGCACCACCGTAACCATCATATGTGTTTACATATGCTTCTATGGAAAAATTATCATCAAATTTAGATGATTCTACTTCATTCAAGATATTATCATGATTAACAATTGATCGAGGTAAATATATTACTTCAACGCCATAAATTGTGAGTTGCTCATTAATCAACTCTTGAATAAGTCTTTGCTCACTCTGTGAACCTTGTAAAAAGAAAGGATTAAGTGCCATTATCCAATAAAGTCGTAAGGTGGTAATTCATAGTCTTGCATCATTCTAGTTCTAAGAGATTCTATTTCTCTTTCACCATCTTCATAAATTTCTCTACCATTCAATTCAATACCTCCAGGAAGTTTAACTCCTCTAAACTTAATTAAGTTTTGACCCCATTGTCTCTTAATAAGAGCAGTAAGATACTGTTTTACAAAACTATCATTATAAACTTGATTAAAATCTGCAGGATCAAGTGCCCGATAACAATCTATTACCAAGTATGTATCCTTTTCTTGAGCACTCCAATCTAAATCCAAATATAATCTATCTTGTCTTTTGTTAAATCTTATTTGTTTATCTGTCGTCAATAAAAAGTCAATATCTTCGAGATATGTTTTAACCATAGAATATTGCAATAATTCTACAGAATTGAAATAATAAAGATCATTCAAAAATAATTGGTATTTAATACTAAACATACCACCGGAAATGGAACTCGTATCAAACTTAAATATTTTTTCAATTCCAATTACAGAATCTGGAACCTGAAGATAATTTGAGTTTTCATAAAAACTAAATGTAGTTGCCGTTCCAACAATGGTAGAAGTTGCTGAAGTGGTTGCTATACCAACTCCACCAGCACCACCTGCTCTTCCTCTATCAATATCATCTTGTGTAAGTTGATATTTAAGATACATTCTTTCAACACCATCAAAATGCCTCTCATTATAAAATTGTATGGCATCATCAACAAGATCATCTACTTGATCATCATCAACATTAATTTCTAATACCGGAGCACCAAGTCTCCTAAAACAATAGTCTATTAATCCTTGTCTAGTGCTTGGTTTTGCCATCAGAATGAACCTCCATCTATGAGTCCGGCAGTTAATGTTCCATCAACAAATACATTATTTTGAAAAGTTGCCACTCCAACATGTGTGGACAATCCAGAGATATTTAAATCAGTTGCTGTTACTATTCCAGAAAAATTTCCATTTTTCCATGGTTTTGTTGTTGATCCAACATTATATAAACCAGCAGTATTTGGAATTAATCCTGATGTAAATTCTCCACCAACATTGATATCATCAGAGTCAGAATCACCAAGATTGATTGTTCCTCCCCTAAAAGCAGCAGTGCCAATAAAATTAGAAGTTCCGGCAACTTCTAAATTATTCCCAACAAATAAATTTCCACCGGTTGTTGTAATGCCTCCTGCAGATGCTAATGTGGTTATACCAACTGATTGTAAGTTATTTCCGACAAATAGATTACCATGACTGATAATTCTATTTCCCAAATCATCAAAATAATCTTTTTGAAGAACATTTATATCACCTCGTATGTCTATATAATCATCAGTTAGTGTTAATGAAGTACCAACCAAAATGGTATCATCATCACCTCTAATATAAATTGTTCCACTACCAAACTGTACCGGTTCTGTTAAATTTACAGGACCACTAACTGTCAATGATGTTACACTGGCAATACCACCAACAACATTAAAGGCAGTATCACTGAGAAGACCTGATGATAAAACTTTAATTGCATTTGTTTGTCCTACACGGACTTTAACCTGTGACATTATCGTGTGACTCCCTCTCTTACAAGAGCAGTTCCCTCAATAACTCTTGTTTTTTTATCATTAGATATTTCTGTAATCATAACATCATAAACATACCTACCACTTTTAAGTGCGGATGTTTGTGTGTCAGTTAACTTCAGTTCAAAAGAACCATTCGATGTTGGAGTAAGTTTTGATGTTGAAAAATCTACTTTTGTTGTACTTCCAGGATGTTTTCTGAGTTGTGCAGAAATTGTGTATAATGATAAGTCCAAAGTAAGATTTGCATTATCAGATATTGTAAACACCTGATCAAAATCTGCTCCTTGATTAATAACAATATTACTTACATATACTGCAGACATTTAACTCAATATATTGTTCCTAATTAGTATTTAGGGATGTATTTATGCCAAACGAT